CACTAATCACTGGAATCCATTCCTGGTTATCACTGAACATACCTTGCAATTCTTGATTCATGGCTACGCCATGTGACTCTAATAACTTTGTATCTACGTGCCACGTGTCACCGTGCTGACGGATACGTTGTTTTAGATGTTGATTCAAGCCCCGCAATTTGACTAACATTATAGCACCTCAGTTTGGGTTTGTCAAGTCACTGGTTTACTTGTGTAACACAAGTACCTATGGATCATTCAAGATCGCTTGTGTACCTGTGTTACTTTCAGTATACCATGTGGTTGTACAACTGTCAAGACTACCTTGCCCATGACCATTTAGCAATTGTAAATTGCTCACGTTTCCTGAATGCACCTGTGGACCTACGTTTCGGCCCGTCTGGACATACGTCTATACGCTTTGGCCCGTCTGTGCTCACTGGTACAAGACGATCAGGATTGATACCTTGTGCCAATAGTTTCTCACGTTGTGTCATACATGCTCCTATGTTTGTGTGTTTGTGTTTGGGTAACGTGTACTCAAGCATCTGATCTGTCCGATTTCTGTGCCGTTGCTCACGTTGGCTTCCAGTATACAGGCTGAAACGCAAAAGTCAAATCGAGGGTCAGCTTGGCACCGTAGGTGCTGTGCGTACACTTGGGCAGCCGTGATCACGTTGCTAACACACGCAACGACTGTAAGTCGTCACACGGCAACACACGTTACGTTGGTCACTCTGGTTTAACTACGTTAAAAAAACAGATGCAATTGAATATATAGCTAATCAAACCAATGAATACCTATATACCCAATCAATCCTCACGTACACACAGGTATGCACACATTATACCCAGGTTACCCACGGACACCTACACAGGTACACACAGGAATGCAAAAGTTGTGCCACGAGTAAGACCTGGGTACCCCCAAAGGGGGTAATCACGATCCATGTCGATGACACATGGTCTCATATTTTTTTACCAAATTATGACTAACAGGACATTAGATACATACATTAGTATACTATAGTAATACCACTACACTATATACTAATTATATACTAAACCATCTAGGTTCTACTTCAGTAAACTTATTTACACTAATGGCATTCTGCATGAATATCTCAAGTTCCTTATCTAGTAACTCATCTTTCCTTGTCTTCATCTCACGGTCTACATCAGCAGACATTTGTTCTACCCAGTATGCTACTGCCATAGACAACACATCCAGTCTGTCGTCATGTACTAAAGCCCCACGTTCTTTAGTTACCCTAGTCATCTGGTAAGCTAACATGTACTTAGGTTGCTTTTCTGGTGGGTAGTGTTGTACTGAACTATAGTCTTTCTCAAGTGCTTTCCTGTCAATCACCAGCTTATGCTGATTCATCACAGGTTCTAAGACATCAATAATCCTTTTCTCTTTCTGGATGTTGTGTCTTACTTCTTCTATCGTCACAGGGTGCACTTTAGACAACACAGGTTTAAGCAACTCAGTGAACATACCATCACCAAAGTTAGATTCCACGAGTACATAGTTGACCTTATGCTGCTTTGCAATCATGCTTATGGTCTTCAGTACACGTTCTCCATAACCACCCTCTATGCCACCAAAGTCTACGACATAAAGATAACCATTCAGCATCTTAACTACAGCGTATGCTGTCTCGTCTTGACCACGACCACTAGGGTCTATAGCCAGGAGAGAACCCGTGTAATCAATGTAATCTCCAACAGTATCCAAGGGCTTATAATAAAAGTCACCAGGAAGACCGACATTAGGAATGTCCACAATCTTATCCTTGTCTCTTCCCCAAATAATCTTCTCTGGTCCCTTTTCACTATCTACATCCATAACAATCAAGTCCTCAAGTTTAAGTGGGTATCTATTGGCATCACTTAAACTCGTGTCTAGCATAAACTGTAGGCTGAACCCTGATCTACCATAGGACAACTCACGTTCTAAGAGATCATGGTCTCCGAATCGTTGTGGGTCAGTAGGTTGTCCGACTATGGTAGGATCAGAGTCTACCTGTCTAACTAGCGTATCCGCCAGTCTACCGTTGTACTTAATAGTATCCTTTGGGTATCTAGCGGGCCATATTTTAACTTTGTATCCACGTTCAGGTAATACTTCATACAAACTCATTTCAGTCTGTGGTGTACCTAGATAGACTACACGACCATCGGGTTTCAAGACAGCATCAAACTCTTTAACAGCTTCTGCGATCTTGTCTCTCATAGTTTGTGTCATGGAGTTATTAGGTATCTCTATGTCATCTGCAATAATCAAATCCGCTCGACTACCAGCCAACTGACCAGTAATACCAGCAGACTTCACAGAAGGACTGTGAGATGCTTTGGCAGGACCAACGTCAAAACTAATCTTAGATTGACGCTGGTTGTCTCTAGGAATGAGATGTTGAAGAAGCGGCATCTCCTGAATAAGCCGCATGGTAAAGGTGCTGAAGTCGTCTGCTCTTATCTTACTTGCAGATACTACGAGTATTTTAACTTCAGGGTTGAGGTACAATTGGTGACATGCGTAAGCAGAGGTAATGTAAGATTTCCCCGCACCACGAAATGCCTCTATAACAATACGTTTTTCACCTGACTGAAGATAATCAGCCATATCATACTGTACTGGAGTAGGCTCTGGAAGGTTTAAATGGGACCACACGACAAAGAGAAAGTTACGGAAGTCTCTTAGGTCATCTACTATCGTTTCCATTCGTCTACGTCCGTTGTATGAATTACTATATATTTATTTCCGATCTTGGCATTAACCCAAGTTCATCCACGCAAACATCAGCTAACCTGCTATATTCGTCCTGCATAGGTTTACCTGACTTCTTTACGATGTCTTTATAAGTATATAGTGTTCTAGTTTTATCTAAGATACAATCACACACCATACCATTGACTTCTTGGGTATGTGGGCTTTTAAGGTTAGCACCCTGAAAACAACCCATCCAGAGCAGTCTAATCTGCTGTGTAGTGAAAGAACCTTTGGTTTTAATAGCCCAAGTAGAGATAGGCATCAATAATGCTATCACGAGGGCTGTATGAATAATTATATATCGTATCATAAGTTATCTTTCTACGATGAGGATCACGCCTCACCTTCCTTATAGGCATATACGTGATCACTTCTTTTTCCCTTTTTTAGGTGGGCGACCTTTTTTACTACCGTAAGTTCCTGGTCCTGAAGGCATATCAACACTTCCATTTTCTTAATGCTTTATTAATACGTGAATCTGGGTCACGTGCCGTTTTGCTAGAAGTCAACTTGGCTTTCATACCTTTCATCCTAGCACAGAATGACTTTTTTCTTCCTTTAGACTCCTTGGACTTAGGATTGGGAGCAGGAGGTTTTAAGTTCCCACCAGTAGCTTTGTTGTAGCTCTTTCGGCCTTTAGCGTTAAGACCACCCGAAGGATTTTTCCCTTCTTTCCTTTGCCAAGCAGGAGATTTAGCCATTACTTCTTTTTTCTTGCTCTTAGTTTCTTAAAATCAGCACCTGTAATTTTATCACGAGGTTCTGCAATACCTGCAAGTTTCTTTTGCTTTTTAGAGTATTTAGATAAAGGCATTACTTTTTCTTTTTGTATTTAGCGGTTTTAGCCGCACGTTCAAAGTTTGCTTTAGTAGGAGCACCTTTTTCTCCAGGTTTCCTCATTTTTTCTCCACTACCTGCCTTAATACGAGCACGTTTTTTGTGGATATTTGCATAGAGTCCAGGTTTAGACATGTTAAAATTTAGATATAAATTTAGCTATTGGTTGAATAAAAGGTAGCAGTGTAACTGCCATTAATGCGTTGACACTTGTATGCACGAGTGCAATGTGTCTTGTTGTACCCGTTGGTATACCATCGGATACCATGAGTCCTGCAAGCCATATAGTACCTGTGGTACCTATGTTAGCACCTAGTACAGCAGCTATAGCAGATGGTAGTGGTAGAGCACCACTGGCTACCAAACCTACGATAGCAGTAGTGCTGAGTGAACTAGATTGCCACAGCAATGTACACACAATACCACCCAGGAACATCCAGTAAGGGTTGCCCATGAAATACTGTAGGTGCTCAATGTTGCCCATAGCTTTCATACCACCAGCAAACATCTTTAGACCAATGTAAAAGACAACCAACCCTACCAGAGTAATAATTATAGGGTTACCAAACTCAATTGATTTCACGTAGTTCGTCACGAGAAGGAAAAGGCATACTATTGACTAAATTGCCAAGAGGAGACCCTTCGGTTGCTAGTCCTTCTATATTGTTATCCTTGAGGAACTTTATGGAGTTCGCTATGTCAGCAGGGAGTGCTTCACCACTTCTAATCCTGCGAAGTAGCTCAAGTGCTACCGAACCATGCAGTTCCTCTAGTATCTCTTTCTTTGCTTTCATGTCAAGCCTTCTTGATACACAGTCTTCCCATCGTTCTTAACTGCTCTTAGCACACGTTTCCTATTTTCTTCTTTGTTATAGGACACATGAACCCAACCAGAAGCAGGGTCTTGAGGTGTGTAGAACTCTAGGATTAACTGATCGAACTCAAGGTTATCCCGAATCCACTCAGCTAACTCCATGTTGCTAATAGAAGGACACTCGATGTCTGCCGCCATGCCTTGCACATGCTGACTTGAATCTCCACTTCCGATAGCACGGTTCAACTCAAGTACACGTAGCCCAGAGTTGACATCAACACGACCATGAGCATTTCTAATCGGTTGCAACACGCAGTTCGTAAGAACAACGAGGTTAATCATTTGTTCTTTGTCTGGGTTGTTGTTTATCCCATGTCGAACTGCGGTTGAAGACTTGGTAAGCTCTTTGAGAGTAAAGTTTTTACTTAATTTCATATATTGTCGTCACATGCACATGGATCTGACCAACATTTAGGGCACATAATCATCCTAAAAACTCCTTAAATGTCTTAAACTGGTTATCAGGCATCATATCTACAACATCATCTAACATCTTCTTCTGGTCTTCATCCAGGTTTCTTTCAATTGCGTCAGCAACGTGTTCTTTAGCTAACGACTGGGCTTGATCCAATACTAATGACTGGACTACATTAAGGAGTAACGCTGGTAGCATCTTCTTCTTTCGGTTTAGGTGGTTCTGGGTTGTGTTCTGGCTCATCATGCGTGGTTTCAAACCAATGTTTGCCTAACATACCAATAATAGGCAAGAAAGCACCAAAAGCCAAGTTAATAAGGTCTTTACTAGACTGAGCTAGTTCGTCAGGCTTGTTTACCATAGTAAATACTAACCATCCGAATAGACCAAAGGCAAGTAGACTAATCAAAAACCTTGCCCAAAATCTAAGTTTCATTAACTGTATATGTGGGTCATCCTTTTGTTTCCCACCGTTCTTTACAGTTGTTTTTTCTGTTACTGTTTCCATCACTTCTTTGTAATCTCTTTAATTGCTTGTGTATTGGCCTCCAATGCCAGTTTAATCTGAAGAATAGCATCTGAGGATCTTTCGATCATATCCAAGAGTCTACTATCGTGCTCTTCGTCTTTCTTCCAGAACTCTTCTCGTTCCTTTTTTGCTAGTTCACTTTGGTATCTAATGAACCAAAATGCAGCTATGATGACACAGGCAGGTATGCCTAAGTCCATAACCATCTGATATAACGTGCTTACTTCTGGCATAACTTCTGTTGCTTGTGTTGAATAGTTATAATATTGATCTGCTGGGTTTGGATGATGTCCACTCATTCTTCCGTTGGTTCTTCATTGTTTTCTTCCATCTCAACTAATGCTTGTCTATAGCCAATCAATTGTTGTAACTGATTTTGTAGTTGTGGAATCTCTTGCTGTAGTTTTGCTATTTGGGTATCTACTTGTTCTTTAGTTAGTTGCATTTTCTAGTGCGGTTACTTTTGCTGAAAGTTCTTGAACTGATGCCACCAATAGTGGAACTAATTTAGAGTGGTCAATCATTTGGGGGTCAATTTTGCCCTTTTCATCTACTGCATCTTTTTTACCAGTTATTGCTTCAGGAACAAAATCACTAACCTCGTGTGCTAAGAATCCATCTAATGTTTTTTCTGGTTCTAAAATAAAATTAAAACGGCTAGGTTTTAAGTTGTTTAATCGTGAAATAGCATTTGTTAAAGGAATTACATTTTCCTTTAATCGGTAATCTGAAGAAGTAGCATAAGTTGTTGAGTTAGAACCAGTTATACTGATTGTCCCTGCTCTTGAGGCATTAAGCAAAAAAGCAAAGGCTTGTCCTGTTCCGTTGGTTCTGTTTATTGACATAGCAAAACTAGCATCACTATAGTTAGTCGCTACATGAAGACCAAGCCCACCCTGATTACCCAAAGGTGCTCTAACGGATGTCTGTTGATTTGTGGTTATATCCCAAGGTGCTGTGTCTGGATGTGATCCTCCTCTTATTTCAGAAATAAAATTTATGTACCCTTGACTTTCAATCTTCATTCTAGCAGTACCACCACCAGTAGCAGTATTACCTGAATTGCCAGTGTAAAATACAAGATCCAAGTCCTTTTGCCCTAAACCAACCCAATTATCTGGGCCAGTTCCTTCAGCAAATCTAAGTTCTGAAACTGCATCAGGTCCGTTTGTTTCTGTGTCTTCAATCCATACGCAGGGGTTTGCTCCTTTAACATGAAGAATATTGCTAGGCGAGGTAGTCCCAATCCCAACTTTTCCACTTACAACATTAAAAGTTTGATCTAGTGTTCCATTTGCCATTGCCGATATATAAACCCTACCATCCTCCGTCCCATCGCTTACATCTTTTGCTTGAACTTGCAACCTTCCATAAACAATCATTTCACGTGGATCTGCGTCATTTAAGCCCTCAAAATCAATCTGGCCTAAGTAATCGTCATCATCTTCGGATGCAGAGTTTTTAACAAAATTTATCTGAGCATTTAAGTTATCAGCGTTGGTGTTTTCGATTTTTAATATTGGCTTTAATGAAGTCGATGATTTCAAATGTAACAGTTCATTAGGTGCGCCCCCAATCCCAACATTTCCTCCATCTGCTACCACCATCACATCAGTACCACCATCTTGTAATTGAAGGATATTACCAGAACCAGCTTGGTTAATCTTAGCACCATAGTCTGAACTATTAGCACCAACCTCTAATTTATCTACATTTTCAACTGTAGTATCAATGGTTGTCGTTGTTCCATTGACTGTAAAGTTTCCACCTACTGTAAGGTTTCCATCCAAACTCAGATTGGTATCTAGTTTTCCACTTGTTACACTACCATCAGCAACATGAGTGACTGTAGTTCGTATTGTGTGGTGAATTACATCAATCTCATCTCCTACAACTGCACCAGCTGT